TTGGGACTGTGGGCCCGTTGTAACCGGACGCCGTAGCGTCTTGGTGAGTCCCCGTGTCGTCCTCAATGACTATAGCGCCCTGCCCGTCAAACTGCCCCGTTTTGGCAGATAGTGCCGCCCACGAGACCGCGTAAAAAGTTGAGGTCGTTATCGAACTTTCAACTGCGCCCACGCGGTCTTCCAGAACACCCCCGTCCTGTGCTGAGTAAAATAGGTAGGAGCGAATTGCGACTGGCGTTCCATCAGACTCAGCCGCCGCTGGAATAAGATAGACCCTATTAAGGCTGGCGATCCGGGGCATGTCGCCCGCACGCATAATTTCCCTAGTGCCTCCGGGCATACCGAAACTCCTTTGTTAAACTATCGTTACAGTTATGGCGGTTCCCTGCCAAGAGGAAAAACCGTCCCGGGTGGACTCGACTCGAACCTCCAATACATCACCAAGGGCCAAACCCCAAGTGGCGGTATCAAAGGTCATGTCAGTTCCACCGACCGATGAGTCGGCAATCCAAGTGCCATTTTTGCGAACACGCAGCCGAGTCATTTGACCAATTTCAGGCGTGACCGTCCCGTCGGTCCAACTCAATACCTGCGAGGTCTCTGTGGTCCGGTTTCGATTTGACCAACTTACTGTGAAATCATCCAAGAGGCCCACGGTTGCCGTAGGTCCAAGTTGGCCTCTCACGCGGACGTTTGCAGGGCGCAATGGTAGGTATGGTCGATCAGATAGGGTAACGCTGCGCACGCTTGCTGCGCTGGGGATCAATCGCCCCAAAGAGGTGATCGGCAGTAGTTTGTACTTGGCAGTTTCGCCAACCGCGCGTTCCGTTTCCTCATACCCATCGAAATTGCGGGGCGTTACCCAAGTTGTTGTTCCCGCCGACCACGCATGGGGCACAGTATCAAGCACACCACGTTTCAAACTCACCGTCGCAATTGTCACGTCGGTTATAACACAAATTTCTTCAGCCTCACCGTTTGTGAAAATGAGAAAGCCGCCTATTTCCATTTTAGACGGGCGGTAGCTTATCGGAAGCAACATGGTGGACGTGCTTTCAACTACCATATCGTCGATGGTTGAAAACATATCTGCCTCATCGACAGTGCCGACCAGTTGATAGGACGGGCTTTGTTCCGGTCTGGGTAGTTCGCTGAGAACGTCAATATCGCGTAGGTCCGTCAGACCTGAATTTGCATAGATGTAAACCCCCACGCTAGGGTATTCGGCATCCCGTGCAGCCGTGTCACCGATCACGTTTGCCGCCACGAAGTATGGGGCCGAACCGATCCTGTAATTCGTTATATCGACGGCCCCTTGTGAGTTTGACTCCGCTTTATCGACCACGGCCACGGTGGGTGACACGCCGAACGCATAAATATCCTCCATCAAATACACGCGCCGGGAAGCCGCACCGCGCTCACCTTTCGTGATTTTGACAATCCGCATCACCGTAGGTCTCACTCGGAAATCCGAGTCCGATTCATACCACTCGAATACCACCACATCGCCAACTCGGTTTTTGAGCATCCCGGACGAGACTTCAATTTCGACCGAGGATAGGGGCGCGGCGGCTTGGCGCAAGTCACGCTCTGCGAGTTTGAGGGCAAGTTCTCTGTTTCGCGCACCCGTATATTTTCCCGATGAGTCTGCGATAGCGCGCCCTTGAACCTCAAACCCTGAAAGGTCTTGAACGACAACGGTTTCCGTTTTCTCGTTTTCAGGGTTGGTCCACGTAACTGTGACTTGGTTTACCGTTTCGCCCCATGCGCGGCGCTGGAAGTTGATCAAGGAAACTTCGTCAGGACCATAGTAATTCAGATCGGCAACCACGTAGTCACCGCGAAGCGGTTTCATGAACCAGCGGTCTTCGACAAAATCAAAAGTCAGACTCGCGTTTGCATGTCGAATGATGTTGTTGAGGAAGTCCTCAACCGACTGCTCACCTGTCCACCGCATCGAAAGACCAAGTTCCTCATCACGAAACGTGCTTGCGGAATAGAGGAATGACTCCATGTCGATCTGATCAGGACGGTAAGATGATCCCCACACGTCCGAAACAAGGCACTCAGCTACCATGTGGGCAGGGTTGGCGTCTGGACCTATCATGGAGTCGTTGTCCAGTGCCGCAGGGGCGCGTGAGGCGGTTACTTCAATCTCAGGGATGTAGGGGTTATTGGTCCCCCACGTGAAACCCGCTGGCCCACCGGGATTGCCCGTGAAGAACAAGGATGTGAACCCCCGATAACCCGTCATAGTGGTGGGTGTGCGCTCCATTTTGGATGCAAGGAACGGGGAAAGGATTTGATCTGCTGCACCGAAAAGATAATGGATTGTTCCGAAAACACCGCCACCTTTTTTGGGGCCACCGAAAAGGTTTTTCTTGTCCACGGCGATTGTTTGGTTGGAAGTAATTTCACCTATGCCGATGTCTTTGTCTGCGATCACAATTTTCTTGATACTATCAACCGGACCAAGGAAAATTCCGTAGTGCAAAGACATGAGGTAGTCGGTGACTTCCATCTCGCCACCTTTCTTACTTCCCCCCATCTGCCAACTCCGATTCTATCGCAATCTTGATCATATCTTGAATGTAGGCTTCTTCAATGTGAGCAACTTCTTCAACTGGAATACCTTCGTTCACAAGCCGCCGCATGTCGATATTGTGAAGCGCACACACCTCCCGAACACCAGAAACACAGTGTCCCGATTTGCGGATGGTGTCTGAATTGATCAGTGTTATCATTTCACTTTATACTTTCGAGTGTTCTTTTCGCCTGAAAATATGATGTTCGGGTCTTTGATTGTCATTGTCCCGAACAAGACTGGAATCGGTTTACCTGCGTCAACGGTTGGGCTTTCAAACTCAGGTTGTTCCTGTTTTGGAATCACCGGTTTCGGCATGATCAAATACGCAATTGCAAACAGCGCAAGTCCTATACCGATTTGAGTGAGTATTGGCAGGGCCATATCACAAATACTCCGTGATTGAGTTAATCGGGTTGGTGAAAGGAATCCAAAGCTGACCACCATAATTCAGGATGTTGTTGTGCCAGTCTATGCAGGATTCTTCGGTATGCTGACACCCCCTCAACATGGTCGCAGCAATTCCAGAATTTACAGGGCCGGGGCCAGACATTATTAGATCAGCATTTGAGTTTGAAAATTCAGCGGTCAGGATCGTTCGTATTTGTTTCCGACCTTCTTCAACCCATTCAATCAGACCACCAGAGAACGCCCCTTGGGGGTCACTCATTGGTGGAAAGTTCACCCTCCCGGTAAAACCACCGGAGGATTGAAAGGTGACTGCCACGGGAACCCGAACGGCCCTGCACTCAGAACCGTAAAGCATATGAGGGCACTGTTTCTGGTAGTTGCGACGAAGACCAAGACTCCGAACAGACGCCGAGCCGGGGCGACAGACAAACTCAGCTTCATAATCGGTCACTTCTAAATTCAGGATCGACCCTGACCAGTGGAGTTGAAACTCACGGTCTATATCGTGGAAGTGACCTTCGTAAACTTGAATACCAACCACGGCACTTGGGGGGAAATCGACAAACCGTAGTGCGACAGGAGAATCCCGCGCCACTTGGATTTTTACTTCTTGGCTACTGGCCTCACCGTTTTCTTCAATTGTTGAAATAGTGATCGCTTCTTTAGTGAATTTTTGAAAATTGTGAAACACATCCTCGTCAGCATCAGTCAAAAACAGTTCATCACCTTCCCCAAACATAAATGCGAACAAGCGAACCGGGGCTTGATCAATTGCATCCCGTTGGTGCATGGAAAAACTCATTGTGTGTAATCCCCTGAAATCATAATGCGGTCATTGCTTGCAGAAATTGGAATCAGTAGACCCCGTTGAGGGGGTGAGATTGTCACAAAATCGCCCTCAATGCTAGTCCGTTGGCCCCCTATCGTCAGTTCGTAGAAGGATTCATGGAGCACCACGAACGCAACCTTGAATTGACACACTTCCTCGGTCAACCAATTGACGATCAAGTTGTCTGATGCAAAGCGAACCTGATACAACCACGACCCGGTGGTGTTCGCGGGAAGGTCCGACGGTAAACTCCGATGCAAAGTGACGCGCAAATTCTCGCCCTCGCTGACCACGTTATCAATTTCAGAGAAGAACATACCGCCCGGTAGTTTGATTGATATATTTCGGTGTGCTGAAAATTTGGTGAGGGGATTTCCTTCACTTTTCGCCATAAGAAGCTCAGTCGCACCGATTGGGTAGCTCCCGACTACGGCGAAATCCTCAACATAAGACGGTAGGTAAAATGGCTTCCACCGACCTTTGCGCCTATTGAAAAAGTTGATCATTGAAAGGCCCAACAGACGAGTTTTTGCCAGTGCTGTGAAAGCAATACTGATTTCCGGTGCGGCGTATCTGGTGGCAGTTGATACTTTTCCCCAGCCCGTGTCGAAATCTAAGAAGTCACGACCGAAGGTTTCATCCCAACTGTCTTTGAAATTTGGAACAAAGGGGAACACGCCTTGGTTATGGTATATCAGCTCACCCAGCGGGTCTTCAGGATCGAAAGGTAACACAAAACTTGTGGGAACTTCCTCAAAAGTAACTTTGAAATTAGCCACTTGCGAAGTAATCATCGAGACATTCATGTCTTTTCGCACTCGGCACAGACGAACCGGGGCAATAAACATATTTTCAGACGTGGTCAGTGGAACAGTGAGGGTGATGACACCATCAAAAAATGAAACTACCTTTGCAAAAGTCCATTTACCCGTAGAAAAAATACCAATGTCAGCACTTGAGAACAACCACAAAGGAGTCTCATTACACAAAAGCGTTGTCTGCAAACCCCCATCGCCCGTCACGGCCCTCTTGTCCGTGAAGTCAATCTTTTGGATCACGCCCCCATGGGACAATACAGCACTGGCCCTCAGTTCGCGCAAAGGCTTTCCCCAAAGGGATACCTTCTCTGTAATATCCAGTCGGGGCTTTTCCCTACATGCGACTCGTGTTTCTTTCCCGCTACCTGCGCGAAATATATTGGTCTTGTAGGTCCAACTATACGAAACTGAGTCTTCCCAATTCGGCCTTGATGTCCATTGTTCCATAAATTTAGCCTGTTATTGATTTGACCGTGCTCCGGTTCTTTCGGATGATGTTCATAACTGAGCGTTCTCCGGCTTGAGTTGACAAACCTTCGGAAACAACCTCGCCAGAGTCAAAAGAATTTACGATTTTTATACTTTGGGGTTGCTGCGGCCCACCCGACGGGGTGCTTTTTCCGCCGTTCAGAGCGTGCCGTGGGTCGTCTCTCGCAAGCATCTCTTCCCCCTGCTTTGCGATGATGGGAACCTCGCCGGGGCGCAGGCCGATCATGCCGCCTGTGTGATAGCGTGAGGCTCCGGCGAACACTGCCGGGTTCACCTGACGAGTCTGGTTCCCGCTGCCGACGCGAGAGCTGCCCACCATGCCGCCTGTGTGGCCCGCACCGATGCCGATCAAGTCTCCGAAGCCCGTGCCGCCGAAGGCTGCCTTCAGGGCGTTCAGGATCGCCTGCTGGATAATCATCTTGGCGATCTGGAGCAGGAAGTCCGAGGCGAACTGAAGAAACGCTTCTCGGGCAGCCTTGCCTGCGTCCTCACCGTTTGCCACGGCCTGCGCGAACTTGTCGAAAGCGCCCGTCAGGCCGTTGACAAGAAGGTCTCCAACGCGCGACCAGTCGAGGTAGTTCTTGACCGCCTCTTGGCCGAACCGTGCTGCGCTCGCCGTGGCTGCGTTCAGCTTCTCGATTGCTACGTCCGCGTCCGCGCCCCCGACGGCTTCCCAGAGGGCCTTGGCCGTCTCGATTGCCGCCATCATCTCGGCGTTGATCTCGGTCATCTTCACGCGCAGCTCTTCTTGGAGCTCCGTGTCACCGGCCTCTTTCGCGAGGTTGAACTGTTCTTCCAACGCATTGCGCTGGGCGAGCAGTTGGTTCACCCGGTCTTCAGCTTCCTTTGTCGCTTCCGTCGAGGCGTTGGCCGCGTCCTTTGCGGCTTTGAGGTCTTCGACGGCCCCCACCTGCTCCCGAATTTTGGCAATCTCGGCTTCGGTGATGTTGGGGTTCTCAGCCCGGGCATCTCGGATCGCGGCTTGGATCGCGGCTTCTTTTTCTTGCTCTGCGTTCTTGAGTCGCTGCTGTTCGATCTCAAACGCACCGTCCGCAATACGGGACTCAGTCGCGGCTCGCTCTCGTTCAGCCTGCCGTACTGCATCCTCTTCAGCCTGCCGGGCAGCTTCTTCTCTCCGTGCGTCTTCGGCCATGCTGCGGCGTGCTGCGTCTTCGTTGGGTGTGGTCGCGACAAACAGACCAGCTTCTTGGTTTCTTCGATTCTGGTTTACGCCTCCGTTATCACCCCCAAGGCCTCGGATCGCAGCCGCGATCTGGGCGTCAGAGCCTGTCCGAAGGGCTTCTACGATCCGGTCAGGAATGTCACCATAGTTGTAGGCTATAGATGTCAGCGCGGCCTGCTGCTGCGGGTTGAAGCTGTCAAAGCGATCCGTACCGGCTGCGGCTCGGGCCTTCGGCATGAACTCAGTCGTGATCCGGCGGATGAGGTCGCGGTTGGCGTCTGCCACCGAGACGGACATGCCTTGGGTGACTCTCTTGATCGTGCCGTCTGACAAGGTGACCGTGTCCGACCCGTAGCCCGCCCGGTAGATGTTCGGGCCGACTTGGTTCCCGTTCCGGTCTGTCCGGGGGTCGTTGTAGGGTGTGCCCCGGAAACCTTCAGACTGACGCAGGAGGGCTGCTGCGGCCTCGACTCCTGTGCTGCCCGGGGCCAACCCGGCGACGTTGTTGCCATACTCCACGTCCAGCGCGTCTTGCGCGGCCTTGGTGCGTTCCAGAGCTGCCGTGAGCTGGTCTATGTTCGTGGCGTTCTCGATAGCCTGCTGGCCGAGCTTGGCGATGGCCTCAGAGGCTTCGATGTATTCCAGCTCGCGGTTGACCGATTCGATCCCCTCGCCCATTTTCCGCACGGCTTCGTTGAACTTCTCGGCCTTGTCTGCCGCAATGTCTTCTAGGCTCTGGCCTGCCTCGTCCACGGAGTTGCCCAGCGCGTCGAAACCAGCTTGGGCCTCGTCGAGATCATCGCTCGTTGCCCGAACGGCGTTCCGGGCGCCCTCTACTGCATCTCGGGCCGCGAGCATTGCCCGACCGGCCTTGATGACGGCTTCCCCGTAACGGACAGACTCGTCGCTGCCGTCGCCCATCTCTTTGATTACGTCGTCGAGGGCGTCGATGAAATCTTCAGCCTCCACGTCGCCGTCTTTGAACCCCTGAACGACGCCCGCGATGGCGTCCTTAATCTGTGCGGACACGCTGTAAATCTCAGCCCCGGCAGAGAGGTTGTAGCCAAAGAAATTGGTCCAGTAGGAGTCGTTCCCGGCTGCTGTCATCTCCAAGGTGGACATGAGGTCTGCGGCAGCTTGTTCGACCCGGCGCAGGTTCGCTACGGCCTCAGCTTCCGTGAGGTCGGCGAGAGTGTTCTCCCACTCTTCGACCGAACCACCCACTGCGTCGTAGGCATCTTTTACCTCGTCGATGATGGCTCGGTGGGCCGTCAGGGCTTCCGACGATTCGTCTGCGCGTGTGGCCCATAGGCCGATGCCAACGGAGGTGGCCGTGATGATGAGGCCGATCCCGGTGGACGACATGAGGGCGCGGACGGCCAGCGTGAGGCGTCCCACACTCGCTGCGGCTGCCCCCGCCGTCCCGGCCACTGCGGAAGTCCCTCGGGCAAAGTTCGCCATGCCGACCGCAGAGCTCGCGAGAACCCCCGGCAGCTTGGCAAAGCTGGAGACCAACAGGACGATCGAAGGGGTCAGCTTCAAGCCGAGGAACCCGGTTGCCGCCGCGACCACCAGATCGAAGTTGTCTGCCAGCACGCCGAGTGTGTTCAGGAGAACCGCAAACGCTGCCGAGGCTTTCCCGAGGAAGGCCGCGAAGTCCGCGCTTTGCAAAACCGCCGTGAGCTTGTTCGCCAGATTAACAAAGGCGTCGATGAACCCGCCCTCTCCGAACTGGATCAGGGCTTGGAAGGCTGCGTTCTTCAGGCGGCCCAAGGCGACCGACGTGGATGCGAGGGCTTCCGCCAGACCCGGGCCGAACCGCTTGGAGAGCTCTTCCGCGAACGGGACCAGCGCGTCTGCTGTGACTTCGCCAGCTTCCATCATTTTGATGAGCTCTGCCGTGCCAACCCCAAGGCCATCGGCCATGATCTGAATCGCACCCGGCAAACGATCCCCGAGCTGCTGCCTGAGCTCTTCCATCTGGACCGCGCCCTTGCTGACGATCTGAGTCAGGGCTACGAAAACGCCAGACATCTCTGCCGTGGTGCTCCGGTTCACTCGGGCCGCTTCAGCTACCGCAAGGAAAATCTTGCGTGTGTTCGCCCCGGCAAGGTTCGTGCCCTGCGTCGCGACGGCGAACTTGGAATACTCTGTGGCAAGCGTGCCGAGATCAACGCCGAGCCGGGCCGCCGTCCTACGCAGGAAGTCCATCTCCTTGGCAGAGGCTTCGACACCGCCACCCAGCGCCACGTTCAGGCGGGCCTGAGCACCTTCGAGCGTCTGGTAGGCGTCCACTACCTGCCGGAGCAAGTTGACCACACCATAGAAGCCGCCATATGCCGCGATCAGTGAGAGGACTTCACCCCGGAGGCGCTGCGTGTAGCTCAGGGACTTCCGGGACTCACCGTAGAGGCGACGGTAGGCGTCGGCCAAGCGGCCCGTCTCCGTGGCCCCTCGTCGCGCTGCGTTCGCTTGATTGCTGCTGGCTCTTGCCAACTTGCCGACCGACCCTGCGGCCTTGCCTGCCTCTTGGTGGACGCCCCGGATCGCCTGACGTTCTCGGAACCCTTCTCCGGCAACCTCTTTCATGGATGCAGCCAGCTTGTCCTGCTGGGCGATAAACCGGGCTTGGCCGTTCGTTACCGAATCCATGTCCGTGGACACGTCCCGGTAGGCCATCCCCATAGCCTTCAGTGTGTCCTGCTGAACCATGAGCTTCAGGTGTGCCTCGTTCGCCCGCTGGGCGAGGAACTGCATCTGCTGGGACATCTCGCGCGTCGGCGGCCCGGCGATGGTTGCCGCCTGCGCATACTCCCGGGCGCTGTTCTGAAGCAGCTCAAAATCTTCGCGTGCCTTCTTGGCGGCGAGACCTTGGCTCACGAGCTGTTGTTCTAGGTTCCCCTTCGAGACAGATGAGGCCTCCTTCATCGCCGCGTCAAACTTGCCTGCCGCCTGCGCCAGCTCGACGTAAGACCCCTCAGCCCGTTCGAGCTGGCTGATCTGGCTGTTCAGGGCTGACGATGTTCTGCTCAGGCTGCCTTCAAGCCGATTCTGGTCGGCTGACGCGACTTTAGACTTCGTGCCCAGCTCCGAGACGTTCGCGGAAATCTTCTTCAGAACGGTCTCTTGCCGGACGAGGTTCTGCGCAGCTTGCCCAGACTGACCGGCGAAGATTGTCACTGCCGATCCGGCGGCTTTCACCTCGGACTCAATAGCTGAATACTCGCCGCGCAGCTTTGCCAACTTCCCGGACTGCGTAGTCAGGTTCCGCTCGGCAGCCGCCAGTTGGTTCGTCAACGTCTTGGTGGGCGTGACCGTGGATTCCATCTGGCCGCGCAGCTCTGAAACCCGGGCGCTGGCCTTGTCGAAAGCCCCTTGGACTTTGTTTATCTTGGTCGGCAGCTCATTGTATTTCGCGGAAAGTCGTTCAACCGCTCCGGCGGATTCCTCGTAGGCCCGGGAGAGCTCTTTGCTGTCCTTCTTGGCCTTGCCGACGACTGCCGACTGGCGCTGTTGCGCGGCTGTCGCCCCGTCCAATTTCTGCTGGTATCGTTCCGTCGTCGTCCCGGCCTGCTTCACGCGCCGGTCGAGATCGGTGAACTCTGCCTGTGACGAGGACACCTGCTTTTCGAGCCGGGCCACTGCTCCTGCGGCCCGGTCCATGTCTTTCGTGAGGGAGTTGCCTACGTCGAGCCCCTTCAGGCTCTTATCCAAAAGGCCGATGGCCGCCCCAAGACTTTGGAGCGAACCTTCAGTTCCTTCGGATTTACTTTGGAGACCCGACTGTGCGTCGGTGAAGCCGTTAAGCGCCTTCGTGATTTTCTTGACGACGTTCTCGGCTTCGTCTTTGGCCCGGATAACGAGGTCTACATCTTTCCGCGCCATTGGCAGCTCCTTATTCTTCCTCGAAGAGCCCCATGCTCGCTGTGCTCTCCCCGAACAGACCCTCTATTGGTTTCGATTCAACAGCAAGGGCCTGCACCTGCTTTGTAAACGCAGTCCGAGCTTTTGGCGACAAGATTCCAGCAATACAGAGCTGAAGGAGATTCGCCTCTGTCGTAATCCGCCCATTCTCCCGCGAGACAATGAAAGCCGATTCGTCAGACAACCGCCCCAAGGGGTAGTCGAAAGCGTCGATGTGATTGTGGCTCAGGCAGAGGTTGGCTTGACGCCTTACTCCCCAATACCACTCTCCGAAGGAAGGACCGCGCTGTTCGTCAGAGCCCCAGATACCCCCACCAGCATCCGCGTCAGGGACTCCATGAACTTTTTTACGTCGCCCTCCGAAGCAAAGGTCAGGTGGAAGACCTTCTCGATTGCGAGGACTTGCGTGGTGACCGGGAGATCGCGAGCCATTGCCACGCCCTCTTCGTCGTAAGCGTCTGCGGCCAGAGCGATGACCTCTGCGGCCAACATCGGGAACTCCTGGGCCAGATCGAAAATGAGCTGCTGCACCGTGTCGTTCGTCAGTGAGCCGGGTTCACGACTCCCGGAAGTCAACTTGGCGAAGAGCAGGCCGAGGGTTGGCCCGTGTTCAGACACCATCGTCATGAGGTCGTTCGTGGAGATGGCCCGAACGTCGAAGCTCTGGCCGTCCGAAAGTTCGATAGCCTCCCGCGTAATGCGGATGGATTTGAGGTTTCCCATAGTGTGTTCCTTGGTCAAAATTGGAGAGGGTTGGAGACGGGGGCCGAAACCCCCGTCCAGTGGTTTACGGAGTCCTCGTCGGCACGCCGTCACGGTAGATCGCTTCGCCGCTCAGGGGCTTCAGGATTTCCATCGAAAGCGGAATCTGCTGCCACTCATCGCCCTTCAAAGCATAGTCACCGTTGGGCGTCAACTTCACGTAGGGGAAGAAGAACTGGCAGTCTTCGCCTTTGGGGTTCTTCGTGGTGTAGCGGATCGCACACTCGACGGGCTCCGAACCGGAGATGACGCGCGAACGAGTCGATGCAGCAACCGCGTAAGTCACTTCAATGTCCGTGCCGTCCGTCGCGATAAGCGAACCTTCGATGAACTGGATCATGCCATTAGCAAAGTCCATCGTGTAGTCCACGCCCTCGACCAGTGCCGTGCCGCCGGGCGCTACCGCCACGGCAAAGCCGGTCTCGTCGATGCCGAAGTAGCCCACCGGGTTCGACTGCGTGACGCCGAGCTTGTAGGAGCTGCCGTCCTTGATGCCCGTCAAGGTTTCCGTTGCCGAAGCGACGGACGCCTGCGTCAGCGTGCTCTCCGAACCGAAGAAGAACAGAGCGACGTTTTTGGGGTTGATGTTGTCCGTGGTCATGGAGCCGGTGCGGTTCACTTCCAGCGGCACGGAGTCATCCTTTTCACGGATGCCTTCGTCCGAGCTGTAATGGTCCAGCGTTTCGGATTCGATGTTCAGCGAGAACTCCGGCGTGTTGCCGATGTAATCGTATGCCCCGGAGGCTACGCCATTCACGTAGCGAGAGACAAAGACTTTGCCTCGACCGAGAGTGTAGTTCTGTTTTGCCATGACGTGTTCCTTTCAGTGGCTTCTGCGTTCAATCTTCATAAGGGTCTTCCATGTTTTCCACCAAGTCCAGTGTGATCGTCAGCCAGAAATAGGCTTTAGCAGAAACCTCTTCAGGCGGTCGGACAACCCCTGCCCCGATATACATGCCTGTGACGTTGCGGCCAAGTCCCAAGATTCCGTCCTCGGGCTTGTCCCAATCCATCTTCCGCCGCTCTTTCGCGAGGCAGCGTTTCACGTCCGCCATAAGAAGGTGCGCCGGGTCGGTTGGATTCTCTTTGTCGTCGTTGACCCACCCCTGCACCATGAGCTCCCACGCCCCGGTCGCCACGGGCGATGTCGAGGGCGACGGGGGTTGGTCTAGCGGGATCGGGACTTCTAAGATCGCCAGCGCCGGGAGTGGGGTCTCCGAACCGAAGACGATCCGGCCCCGGTAGACATGCTCTTCGAGATCGACCGCATAACCGTTCGCCGGGTTGATCTGCTTCAGGGCGTCTGTCAGGCGCTTGTGGACTTCCAATCTGATCGGGTTCGCTAAGGGCATGTCATCGGTCCAATAATCGGAGAAATTCGTCGGCTACGTCTTTGGCTACTTCAGGCGTCATGGATGAGGCAACCCCGGAGCCGTCGTTGGACCGGAAAACCTGCGATACGGACGGGCCGTAAAGCAAGTATAGCCCACTTTCCACCCGCTTGGCGAACATCTTGTTATTCAAGGTCTCGCCGGGCCGGAGCCGGATCGCCAATCCAAGGTTATACTGCGTGTCTGTCAGGACGTTTCCGGCCCGGAGTGGGATCACGAAAGCCTTCTTCATGAGGCGGGCTTTGCCGGGCGCGACTTCGACATAGACGCCCCTTTGGCCGCGTCGCCCGCCGCCTACGATAAACTGCGCCAGAGAAGTCGCCCGCCCCTGCGCCGTGATCCGGGCTTCCAGACTGCGGCTGTTGGCCTTTTTGGAGACATACAGGCGCTTCTGCGAGGGGGAGACGTAGCGGGCCGGGAGGTTTACCTGATCTCGGATTTTGCGGGCGGCCTCAGCTCGGGCGTCCCGGGCTGCTTTGTTCAGAGCTCGTGTGGCCGCCAGCTTCCGGCTCTTCGAGTCCAGCCCGTCGAGAAGATCGACTTCCAGCCCGTCCATGAAGACCGCGAACTGTTCAGCCATATCAGGGTGCTCCGGGTGCAGTCTTTCCGACGAGCTCTGCCGTCGTGGCTGGCGTGACCTCTGCCGTGACCGTCTGTCCGTATCTCGGGCGCGTGTTGTCTACCCAATAGCCCTCTGTCGCGGACAACACGACCAAGGCCCCACGTGGGGGGGAGGCGGGCTCTCCGATGATCGGCGCGAGCTCGTCGCACCAGAAGACTATGGTTTCTTCGTCGTCGTGATTCTCTGCGTAGCTGAGGTTCGTCCCGGCTAGGTCGCCCACCAGCCCCGGCTTCTCGTGGTGGCGAATAGTGATCGGGGCTGGTGGTTCGATGTTGGGATCAAGATACAGCGTCGCTGGCCGCGCCATGAAGTTGTGGAGCGTCTTGCGGGCCGATTTCCTGATCCCTTCAATCGACATGCTTAGACCAAGTTATCCTTGGCGTCGGCTTTGTCGTCAGCCTTCTTGTCGTCAGCCTTTGCTGCGGCCTTCTTGGCAGGAGCTTTCTTCGGGCTCTTGTCTTCCTTGGCTGCGTTCATGCCGATCAGCTCTTCAGCTTCTTCAGCAGAGGCCGAGAACGATTCGCCAACGGCAATGGTCTCGGTCTTCGGGGGAACGCCCTTGGTGTTGTCGGTGGCCGCTTTGCCGGGTTTGACGCAGCGTTGGATGGTGGTCAGTGCGATGAGGTCCATGATTTTCTCCGTGGAACAGGTTCAAAGGGAAACCCAGCCCCCGGGGGAGCTGGGTCAGTCCTCAGCTTAGGTCGCGACGACCCGTACGCGAGCGGTGCAGTTCGGGTTCGTCGGGATCATGAGCGGAGCCGACTGCGACATGATGAAGCGAGCCGAGGGGTCATCCTGATCCCACATCTTCGTGAAGATGTCCGCGACTTCGAGGTTCGCCGCGTTGTCGAGGATCGCACCGAACGCTTTCACGCCGTCCACCGCAGGGCTCACGAACAGCGCGTCGCGTGGGTCCATGATGTTGGTGAACGAGCCGTCGTTCGACTGGAACTTCGAGCCGGGGCCTGCATAGCGCCACACACGAACACCAGAACCCAGCGTGCCCAGAAGGGTGAACGGGTTCATCGGATCGGTGCGGACCAAGCCACGGTTCACGTCCACGCCGGTCATATTCGTGTAATCCGAGTTCATCTTCTTGTCGATGTCATCGGACGCCATGAACGGAACCGCAGCTTTTGAGCCGAGGATGATGTCGGTGACGGAACCGCCGAACTCTGCGTTTGCCACCAAGTCGATGTAGGTCTGGCAAGAATCGAAAATGTTGACCCCAGCCTCGCCCCAGCGTGCGCCTGCGCCGAGTGCGACGGTGTGCGCAGTCTCGCGGCCAAAGTCCAAAACCACTTCCTGACCGGGGCCGCCGGTGGGGCCTTGGTAAGTGATGGTGATCTTGCCGTCGAGGATGACCTTGGCAGCCATGTAGTCCCAGAGACGGTGGATCGCGTCGCGCTGGTAGTTGGTGATGCGAATCACTTCCGAGTTGTAGCGAGCTGCGGGAGACATGAGTGCCTGACGGCGGCTCAGTTCGCCGGGCTGAAGTGCCAGCATCTCGGACGGACGGATCGCGTCTTTCGGCTTGGTGTAAGCCGGTTTGAACGATTCGACCCGTTCGCCTTCACGACGGTAGATCGGTTTGCCGGGCTCGTTCGGAAGCATGAACGGCGCGATGGGGCGGCTGGCGTTGATCTTCGAGAACGCGATCTGCTCCTGTGTGGAGAAGAACGAGTTCGGGAAAAACATTTCCTGCCACTGGCTCGTCTTGATGGTCTGGCGCGGGTCAAACATGACCCGGTAGAGATCAAGCGGTGTGTAGATGTCGAGGGTCATGTCGGTTTCTCTTCCTTTTTGAACTGACTAGGCCGCTCGCAGTCCGATCCTTAGATCGGGGCTGCGGGAGACATGGTTGTGGGCTTGCGGATGATGATGTTCGTCGGGGTCGGAGCCCCACGGAACGCGGCACGCTTCTCAGCGTCGTCGGTGTAGGTTGCATCCCAAACCAGAAGATCGGGGTTGAACACGCCGCCTCGGACGACTTCAACCTCGACATCACCTGCGGTCGCGCCAGTAGTGTCGGTGGCATACATGACAAAACCGATAGCCTCTGTCGTTCCCAGAACTGCCGGGATGAGGTTATCCGATGCGTCAAAACCGACAACTTCCCGGGCTTCGAGAACCATGTCTGCGGCTACGGGCAGCGGCTCGGTGTAGAGCTGTGGCGCGTCACCAGTTACCAGCGGGTCAGGGCTGGCGTTGATTGTGTCCGAAGACTGACCGGCGACGCCTGCCGTGAGGTCGCCGTTTTTCGGGTTGATGGTAGCCATGTTGGTTTACCTCTTTGGCTTAGGGTTGACTGACGCCCCGTTATTGGGCCGCCGGTTTGGAACTCAGTTGACCTTGGCGGGCGCGTAGCCTGCCGAGGCGAAAATGCCGTCAGAGATCGACATCTTGTCTTTCTCTTCGTCGCCACCTTCTGCACCCACTTCGGGGTTGCCATTTTCCATCGCGGCCTCAAAGCCGGATTTCTTGCCTTTGGCTTCTTCCTTGCCCTTGGGGGCAGAGGCTTTTTCCTCGGGCAGCTTGGCGAGCTGTTCGCTGGCCTTGTCAGCAGGGACACCCAGATCGACCATCATCTGCGCTGCTGCGGGGCGGTTCTTCGCCTCGTCGGAGCCCATGATTGCGGTGACGCGGGTGCGTTCTGCTGTGGAGCCTTCTACGCGGCCTGCTTCCAGACCGGCTGCGGTGCCTTCAGCAACGCCTTCGACCTTGGCAGCAGCGACCGCCTTGTCCATCTGTTCTTGAGTGATGCTCATTTGTTCGTCCTCTGCTTCGGCCACTTCGTTAGTGAAGATAACCATTTCTTCTTCCAGCGCACCGATCCTATCCGCGAACCCCTGCGCCGTGGAGTCCTGCGCGTCGAAAGTTAAAGCCTCTGTGGCTCTGACCGCATTGTCGTCGATCCCCCGGTTACGGGCAACCGTCGAAGTGAACACGCCGTAGATACGGTCGATTCTCTCCTGAATACGGCCTTTTACCGAATCAGGCAACTTCTCGTAGGCATTGCCGTCAACCTTGTGCTTCCCAGCGTAGATCAAGGTCAACTTAATTCCCATCTTTTCAAGCTGCTCGCTCTGGTCAATGTGCGCCGTGACGACACCGATTGACCCCGTGCCGCCGGATCGCGTGACCACGAAGTCCGAGGCCGAGCTGGCGAGTGCATAGGCTGCCGAGTAGGCGTGGTCCGAGGCGAACGCCCGGATGGGCTTCGCGTCCCGGCCAGCAAAAATCTTGTCGCCCAGCTCGAAGCATCCCGCGACCTCACCGCCGGGGCTGTCCACGATCAGTGCAATGGCCTTTACCTGCGGGTCTGCGAGACCCCGGGCGAGCGCCATTTCGATGTAGCGGTATCCTGTTGCCCAACGACCGAACTGGTAGCTGAAGCGGTTCAGCAGAGTCCCTTGGATGGGAATCTGCAAGACGCCGTTGTGGACGACATAGGGGCGGTAGGGGTGTTCGTCCCGGCCCCAGAACTCGTCGGCTCCCGGAGCTGACATGCCCTCGTTCAACATCTTGACGGCCTCGGGATCGGTCGAGAGGTATTGGATCGTCGAACCGACGACATCTACCTTCCCGGGCTCGATCAGCAGAGGCTCGCCGGAGAACGCTTGGGCCAGTGGGTGTAGGTTACTCATCGGCGGCATCTTTGTCTCCCGTTCCGTCGTCTTCTTGCTCACGGGGGGTTCCCGAAGCCGCGTTGACGCTGTTGTCTTCCAAGAGCTCGATATTTCGGGCTTCTCGTTCCAGCTTCTCGCGCTCTAGCTGGGCGTATGTCTTCCGCCAGTCCTTGCCAAGTCTAGCCAGCTCGTCCTCGTGCGTCGAGAGGCCATATTTGATCCGAAGAACCGCAGCTTGGGTTTCCTTCAGCTCGTCAATCTGGCCGCGAGCTGCACCGATCCAGTCGGCCTCTGCGAGTGCGTCGAACATAATGTTCTGATAGCCGTTGGTGTAGAGCTTGTCTGCCTCGGATGCCGGGAAGCTGTCGATCATGTCCTTGTTGACCGCCTCTTCCAGCCAGAGCCGGTAGATCGAGTTCGCCATCGCGTCGGCTATGATTCGCTTCCGCGACTGCATGAACTTCCACGTGTTCGCCATCGCAGCTCGTGCGGACGAATAGTTGGTCTTGGTG